AGAGGCAACATTGTCAGATGAATTCAAAGCGAAAACTGCTGTAATCTTCGAAACTGCTATTCGTTCCAAACTTACTGAAGAAGTAGAACGTTTGGAAGATGAATATCAATCTCGTCTTGACGAAGAACTGAACGCAACACGTGAAGATCTTGTAGAGAAGGTTGATAACTACCTCAACTATGTGGTTGAAACTTGGATGGAAGAGAACAAACTCGCTGTCGAGTCTGGTCTCCGTACTGAGATTGCTGAAGGTTTCATGAATAACTTGAAAGAGTTGTTCGTTGAATCTTACATCGAAGTGCCTGAGTCTAAGGTAGACCTTGTTGATGAACTCGCTGCATCGGTTGAAGAGTTGGAAGAAAAACTCAACGCTCAAACTGGTTCAGTATTAGAAATGCGTGAAAAGTTGGAAGAGTACCAGCGTGAAACGGTTATCCGTGAAAGCGCTCGTGATCTTGCTGACACGCAAGTAGAAAAATTACGTTCTTTGGTTTCTTCTCTCGACTTTGAAGATGAAGAGTCATTCGCAGAAAAAGTTAAAACTGTGAAAGAGTCTTACTTCAAGAAAGAAGTAACTTCAACCGAAGAAGTAATCGAAGAAGATTGGGACGCAGATGCCACAGTTGAAACTAGTTCAGCTATGGAAATGTATCTCAATGCAATCAAAAGAACTAAAAAGTAACATTTAAGGAGTATTTAAATGCAAATTTCTTACGATAAACTCGTTGAGAAGTGGGCTCCAGTTCTGAATGAAGAGTCAGCTGGTGAGATCAAAGATTCTCATCGTCGCGCTGTAACTGCTGCTATCTTGGAAAACCAAGAGAAGGCCTTTTTGGAACAAGCTCAACTTAACGAAGTAAACACAAACAATAGTGTAACTGGTGCAGTTGGTTCCGGTGGTGCTGGTTGGGACCCCATCCTTATCGCTCTCGTTCGTCGCGCTATGCCTAACTTGATGGCATATGACGTTTGTGGCGTTCAGCCTATGACTGGTCCTACTGGTCTTATCTTCGCTATGAAGTCACAGTATAAGACAACATCAGCTGGTGTAACCGCTAATGACGAAGCTTTGTTCGACGAGGCAATCACAGGTTATTCTGGTGATTCTGCTGGTGGTGATCAAGGTGCTTCTACTCGTGGTGTTTCTGGTCTTGTTGGTGCTACTGACACTAACGTTGACTCAGGTATCAACGACTCAGGTTCTACTTTTGTCCCCGTTGTTAACCGTGGTATGTCTACAGCTGCTGCTGAAGCACTTGGTTCAACTGGTGCACAGTTTAACGAAATGGGTTTCACCATCGAGAAGGCAACGGTTACTGCGGTATCACGTGCTCTGAAAGCAGAATATACGCTTGAACTCGCTCAAGACCTCAAGGCTATCCACGGTCTTGACGCTGAGACAGAACTTGCTAACATTCTGTCTACAGAAATTCTTGCTGAAATCAACCGTGAAGTTGTACGTACTATCAACTCTCAGGCGAAGATTGGTGCTCTCCAGTCTAACATGACTACTCGTGGTATCTTCGACTTGTCTACGGACGCTGATGGTCGTTGGTCAGTTGAGAAGTTCAAGGGTATGTTGGTACAGATCGAGCGTGAGTGTAACGTAATCGCTAAAGAAACTCGCCGTGGTAAAGGTAACGTAGTAATCTGTTCTTCAGACGTTGCTACTGCTCTCGCTGCTGCTGGTATGCTTGATTATGCACCTGCTCTTTCTACTAGTCTTCAAGTAGATGACACTGGTAATACTTTTGCTGGTGTATTGAATGGTCGCACTCGTGTATACATCGACCCATATGCTACTGGCGATTATGTAACTGTAGGTTATAAGGGTACTAATCCTTATGATGCTGGTGTGTTCTATTGCCCATACGTTCCTCTTCAGATGGTACGTGCAGTTGGCGAGAATGACTTCCAGCCACGTATCGGGTTCAAGACTCGTTACGGCATGATTGCCAACCCATTTGCTGGTTCAACTACTGCTCAAAGCGATTTAGCTAACACAGTACGTAATAACCAGTACTATCGTATTTTCCGCGTGGATAACATCCTCGACTAATAAAAATAACGATAGTTATAAAAATTTGGGGGACGTAATGTCCCCCTTTTTTTATGCTACCCTTTTTACCATTACTACCTTTCGGCCTTCTGAGTCTATGGTTTTCATTGTCTTAAACTCCCAACCCAACCTTTTTAAGGCAACTGGGACTGTAGGGCGATAGTCATACTTCTTAAATGGTGATGTTTCAATAATAAAGCTTTCGCCAATAGAAATTTGTGTCCAAGGGTATTCAGACCTTCCAGTCAAAAGATACGACTTATTTTCTAAGACCTTCGTTTCTTCTATAGAACAAATAGTATATTTCTGTTTCACAAGTTTACTCCTAAATTAAAATTATATGTTAACATAACACAATACGAAAAGCAATAGTCTTATACAGAAAAATCAGATTCCAAATCTATATTTTCAAGACTATCTTCAGTATCAATCTCATAAAAATATGGATGATTTCTTTGGTATAAGGTATTATTTTTTGCGTTGTAGAGAACAGGTTCCTCCCAACTATGTGCAGATCCTACCGCTGGTAAGACACCATAAACACTGATTGGGTTTGTACCGTCTCCTTTGAAAACCCTCTGTGCGTTAGAACACATTTGGTTAAATTTGTCAATATTTCCACCAGCGACACTTTCGAAACTGACTATAGGGTCAGCTCCAGTTAATGTGCTTGTGTGAAAAATGATACGTATTTCTTTACCAGGGTTGTTCGCAGCTTTAGCTAACGCCTTAGTAAATACTTTAGATACGGTTGATGCTGCAGCACAAATATACATTACATTTTCAGAATCTACAAGTTGGTATTTGTGAAGATAACTTTCGATGCGATAAGCCGCTTTTTTATCTGAAGACCATGAAGCAACAGCATATTCTGGACTATAATGATTGAAAACAGCTTGAGCGATTTCGTACTGTTTTGTTTCTGTTTTTGATGCACCAATCAGTTTTGTACGCTCGAGTAATGCATTATAATCAAACGGATTAACACCGGCCGTACCACCAGATTCTTTGAAAATGCGACACTGAGTTGTTAATGCTGCCTTAATATCTTCAATGCTGTTAGGGTTAGCGGCGACTTCTGGTTGTAACGATTGACCCATATAAGATATGGCATCTTCAAGTTCGTATTGCGTTACTTTGGCGGTTTTAGGAACAAATACTGCAACGATAATTAATTCCCGACCACATTTAGAAAAAAATTCTTTCCTAGTAGCTCCTGTGAGTTCATGATCTTCATTACCAATTCGTAATACAGCAGGTGGTAGGTTGGTAAGTTTGTAACCTTTAGACAACGAACGCCAAACAGGTTTTGGATCTTTTACTCGGCCACCTTTTCGGTGAACTTGTTTAACCGTTTCAACAATTGGTACCAAATCAAAATGACTAAACTCAATTGCAGGATGAATATCTGGTCCGAAATATGTAGGTTCAGATTTTTCCCACAAAGTTTTGTGGAGGTCTACGTAAACTTTTATATCTTTTTTTGTGAGTTCTTCACGAGTGATATCAACAATATATCTTGTTTCTGTTTCTGTGAGGGTTGCTGGGTTATGCCCATCGACTAGGGTTATTTTCATGTTTTCCATGAGAGTTTCCTCCTTTTAGGGGTAGGTTCATATTGAACGACTGTCTTTTGGACTAGTCGCATATAGGCGAGAAGTTGGTTGAACTTCGTTCATAAGTTTCAAAGTTCGCTTATGAGGTCTGTTCTTCCATCCGTACCACTTGGATGGTTTACCCACTTCGTAAGGTGGATCACAGTCGATTTTGTCGTACTGTGCCGCCGTTACATCGATGATTGTCTCGCCATCCTGCAACCACCAGTGAGTGTTTCCTAGAGAATCTTTACCACTATAAGGTGTTAGTATATCACAATTTAAAAAGTAATACAAGGCCTGAGTGGAATGATAACAATGTCCGAATAACGGGTTTGTTTTATTCTCTTCTTTATATATACGAGAAAGATATTTGGGGTCAAGCTTTTCTACTATTAAACCGGACACCAACTTTACATTTTCTTCAGTATACTCATACGTTTGATAATCAAGGTTGTGCGTTTCAAACACAATCCATTCGTCGTTTATTTTTTTATATCTGTGTCGTTCAAGTATCATCGTATAATATCAATATTATCTGCATTAACATTCCACGTTTCAATTTCAGTTCGAATGCGACCATCATTAGTGAGTGTCTCAAAACGATTTGACGCTTTCTTACGCCACCAATCAATCACATTTTCAATGTTAAATCTATCATAATTATCACGCTTTGTCAAGTTATCGGTTTTAAGATTCAAATAATCTTGAACATTGTCATATCCGTAGGTTGAATAAAAAGAACGTTTCTTCTCAGTCAATCCTTTCGCATCAGAGAAGGTCTGACAGAACTTCGCATAGGCAGTTTCATCATATTGTTTGAGAGAGGCTTTGATGATACCTACCATCTTGGTCTGGGTCTTTAACTTGCGAGAGGATGCATCAGCAGGTACCAAAGATTCACCACCGTTTCGTTTTCTAAACCATTCGTTTAAATTACGAAAATTATCATCATTTATCAATGGCGCGAAGTTTGAGTCTGTCAGACCGTTAAACCTTAGTAGTGGTTTCATACCATCATACTGCGAGGCAGCTTTGGTAGAACCATACAAAGAAGTTGTTTCGAACATACAGATGTTTGCATCGTATTTTTTATTCAGTGCTTCACGTACAGTGTGAGAACAACAAATAGCAGCTAATAGTTTACCACCAAGATAGTTGAACCCAAACGGTTGTGTAGGTACAATGTTGAAACCCATAATAACAGATTTATTAAATCGTTTCATCACATCAGGATTCATCGTATCAAGAGGACCACCCAACCATTCGTTGCGTGGACGAGAGTTGATTGTGGGTGAACCAAAACGAATCATACCAATAATAGTGTCTGTATTTTTTTCAGTTACTATCCACAACATTTGTTTGCCTGGGATACTTGCCTCTACAGGAGCTGAGGTAGTAATCTCCATGTAACGCATAAATTTTTCTTGTGAACATTCATAAAACCCAATATCCATATCGTTAGGATGAATATTAAAATTACTGAAAAGGTCACTTTCTGGGCCCATACCTGGAAGTGAATGCGGAAAAGATTCCATACGTTCCATTTTAACAGTACGCATATAATCATCAATGCGTTCGAAGTTACCAAAGAATTCTTCGAACACATTTGCTGCATAGTAAGCATCAGATTTAGATAAAATCATAAAAATAAATTCTCAAACGATAGGAATAGTATATAGCATTTTTCCCAGTATGTCAAGGTATAAATAGAAGAAACGATTAAGGGTTTACACACCGTGGCAGAACTGACAACCAACATTAACTATCTTCAACCTACAGGGTTTGCGGTTTCTATTTCCAAAGAGAACTACCCCAACCTTCAGTATTTTGCACAGTCTATTTCTCATCCCAGTGTATCTGTTTCAGAAGTTGACACTCCATATCAAAGAAGAAATGTGCCTATCATCGGAGATAAGATTGTATTCGATGAAGTTAACTTTACCTTTATGGTCGATGAAGATATGAAATCATACGAAGAAATGTTCGCATGGTTGAATCGTATCGTCAATGATGAATACAAAACGGCAGCTGGGACAATTATAACCGGAATCGGTTCAGAAGCTGA